CAGTTCAAGCGTTATCATGTGATGGGCGGTCTCATCAAAGACCGTAACAACGAATCTACAATTGAAGTAAATACCGCGCCCGACACTTGGGTTACCACAACCGCAGTGAAAAGAGGAAAGCGTATTTTCGATAAAATGGTCAAAAAGAATACCACGGAAGCAGGAATCGTCAAGGCTCGCTGGCACGATTTCAGAGTGCTGTTGGATGAAAACATGGATAATGACCTCTTCCCACAAGGAAGCAATGAACATTCCAATGTGAAGTTGCCACTAGATGCTGCTGGGATGGATTTGTATTCAGCCACTCAACTTCCCGAAATGGAGTATAGTGTCTATCACACAGAGGACATTGCATGGAGTTCTGAGTCTCTAGATGCTGGAGACAATCGAGATGCAGATTCGTTCCGACCTATGATTACCGGTATCCACAAGGATGGTACTGGTGAAGAAGGAGACTTGTATTCACGAGTATCACTTATTCAATCATGGTTTGAATCTCGTAATCCACCTGAACAGGATGAACCTTTGACCGATGTAGTAAACCTAGATGACCCGCTTCTCAACCTGTTTGATGTAGGCGATGTCTTGGATGAAGTCATTGAGGACTTGTCACAACAAGGCGACTTCCCTCCATACGACAGATACGGTCATTTTGGTGACCTACGCGATGCTCAATCTCAGTTCACACTACCATGGGACTCGACCCCATTAGTTCGCCAAGATGTCAATCTTCAGAGGCAAGCAATGTCGGCCACTCAAGCGGGAGCAGGAGCCATTTCACAACTGAATGGATTCTCCGCTATCTGTGGTCTATTGCAGGTCGTAGTTGAACAAGACTCTGGCTCCGGTCTAGTCGAGATGGTTCTCGATGTGGACACGGTCGGTGAGGATATTTGAGCAACATTAGCGACAGAGGTCTGAAGCATCAGTTTCTCTACCTCTTAGCAAGTAGTGAGCCCCACAATCCAAAGGCGGCTGCTGTGAAACACTTTGCAGAAGTGAGACTCCAGCGTGCAGCGACTAGAAGCACTGTGAGAACAGGACTTCAGATGATTGCTTTGCGATCATCTCCTCAAGTCGCAAAAACAGCCTTGATTGGAGTGAGGATTCTACCAGTAGTAGGCTATGCTCTCTTGGCCTATGACCTTTGGAAACTATACGATTCATGGAGTGATTCGGATTAGACGAACTCTGCCTTCAGAGTGTCTAAGCCTTGGTTCTCCAACAGAGTCAAATCAGAGCCCTCGCCCACAACAGTACCGTAAGTGTCTATTCTTCGCAATAGTGCTCGGAATGTGCTTGGGTGGTTCACCTGTTGATTGGGATATTGTTCAAGCAATTGCCAATTACTGAGAATGTAGATGGTGTCAAACTTGGCTAGTTTGTTAGCATATCTAGCCGGTAATTCGACCGGATATCCATCAAGATAATTCAACATATCTTGAATCTTCAGAGAGTTTCTGAACTCTTCCAAAACCAATACAGGTTGCCCGTGATAATTGTCAAACGGGTGGTCGTAATCGGTCACACGGTGAACATTGGCATAGCCATGTTTCTCCATGACATATCGGGTCTTCCCACAGCCTGTATCTCCTTCGATGTAGGTAGTGGTCACATTTCGCCACTCCGCATTCGCTCGGTCAATTTCAAGTCTATACTTGTCAATTGCAGCCTGACAACGAATCGCTTGTGCAGGCCACTTCTTCACTAGTTCACGATTGCTCCAACCGGATTCAATCTTCTCAACAATCTGAGTCCATACAGAATGCTTGCCTTCGGATTGCTCAGGTAACTTCCCGATTACTCGGAGAATGCCTCCCATTCGACCGGACTCCAGTGGGTAGTCAGGCATCTCAATGCCGCCATATGCAGGGCCATCAATGCCCTCATTTTCCCACTCGGATTTGCTTTGTTGACCCTTGGCACAGTAAGCCATGGATGAGAACATGCTGCTTCGGGCTTCTTCTAGATGCCACCTATCAGAGTTGAGAAGTTTCTTCGTTGCGGAATAGGTCTTAGCGTGCTTCCAATGCCATGCTGCCTGTATGTGCTCTGTACCTTCTTCGCCTACCTCCATGGCGAATATAGCCCAATGGAACTTGGACTTGTCGAGGAATAGAATTGAGTCTATTTCCTCTTGGGTTGGGTTGTTCAGTGTGCAGCCTGCGTAGTGTCGGATTCTCTCGGACATAACACTCGCAGGCAGGGTGTCCTAATCAAAGCATCGTTCCTGAAGAGTCAGTATTACCTCTTCAGGGACTTGTGTGCAATTGTGCAGAATCGCTGCAAGGAATGTTGGCGGTGAGGATTCTTATTCTGCCCTGAACAGGTCGCAATGGCACACAAACAAAGCAGGAAAGGGCCTAGGAAAACCACGCGGTTTTCCGGCAATTTAAGATGAGTAACCCATTGGATAGTAACATGGCGATTAGTCGACAAAGATACCTATTCGATGGCCCCGGAACCTACTACATTGACTTGGCTGCATCTTGCAGTCTTCAAGAGCGTAAACTGCACCGCCAGTTCAAGCGTTATCATGTGATGGGCGGTCTCATCAAAGACCGTAACAACGAATCTACAATTGAAGTAAATACCGCGCCCGACACTTGGGTTACCACAACCGCAGTGAAAAGAGGAAA